AATCCTAGCTCCAAGCTTGAAAATAAAATAAACAATAAAAGAATCCATATAACCAAAGTTTGGTATAAAACGCCGCACGCTATGTGGAGATTTTATGGCTATTATGGTGGTTTAAATACCGTTGGCGATTTGGCTAGCTATGGGCAATTTGCCGATGATTCAACTTTTGAAATTATTCCGGCCTGGCAAAATAAACTTCAAGCAATGGCCTTTGAAGATGCAATTTATACTAGAAATAGCCACTATTCGTATGAAATTAAAAACAATAGATTAAGACTTTTCCCGTCGCCACATATTGGATCTCCAGGCTATATTTGGTTTGATTTTTACGTTAAAGATGATATATGGGATCGTGACACTGAAAAAGATGATGGTATTGATGGTGTCAATAATATGAACACCTTACCATTTGAAAATATTCCATTTGTAAATATTAATGCCATTGGTAAACAATGGATTAGAAGGTTCACTTTAGCACTCAGTAAAGAAACTTTAGGACAGGTACGAAGTAAATTTGGCTCTATTCCCATACCTGGAGAAGCTGTTAGCTTAAATGGTGGTGATTTAATTAGCCAAGGACAAGCAGAACAAGAAAAGCTAAGAGAAGAGTTAAAAACAACGCTGGACGAACTTACATATGCTAAATTAGTTGAAAAAGAGGCTCTTATGGCAGAATCGACAATGGGCGTACATGGTAAAATTCCTTATCCTGTACCTATTGTATTAGGATAATAAAAAAATGCCAACTGAGAAATGGACACAGCCTAGCCAAGCACCTCCTCCGATGTTTGTTGGGAAAAAGGAACGAAATCTTGTCAAACAAGTTAACGATGAGCTTATTGAGCGTGTTATAGGCCAACAAGTATTGTATTACCCCATAAGTATGGAACATACTAATTTTCATTCTTTATATGGAGAAGCAATAGAAAAAACATTTTTACCTCCAATTAGAGTTTATGCATTGGTTGTTTGGAAAGGTTATACTACTGAAACAACAAGCATGGGAATTGACAGGAAGCCTTCCATTGTTATACATTTTCACAAAAGGCGCCTAACTGAAGATCAAGATTTATTTGTAAGAGAAGGTGACTTTGTTTTATATGGCGACACACATTATGAAATAGTTACTTTAAATGAACCAAGGCAATTGTTTGGTCAGACAGATCATAAAATGGAAATAGAAGCAACATGTATTAAATCTCGCAGAGGAACATTCGATGCCACGTAGAGAAATTCCAATTATACCCTCGACACTAGAAACTATCGATGAAGCTGTCTTTAAGCATCTTAATGAAGAGTTAGATTTAAAAACAACGACTAACAAAGGTCGAAAAAAAGTACCAATTATTTGGGCCTCCGCAGAAAGAGCGTATCAAATAAAAAATGACAAAGATTTAAGAGACGGCTCAGGAACATTAGTTCTTCCTTTGATTACAATTGAGCGTACGTTTGTTGTAAAAGATATGAATAGGAAAGGTATTTTTTGGGGGAATGTAGACAGAAATAGCCGCGGCGGTTCAATAGTTTATAAAAGAATATTAAATCAAGATAAGACATCTAATTTTGCGAATGCAGACTCTTATAGAGTAGAAGACCAATATAATTTTCCCAGGAAAAACAACAAAATTGTATACCAGTGGGTATCAATGCCAATGCCAACATATATTGAGACTACATATGTAATAACTTTAAGAACAGAGTATCAACAACAAATGAATGAATTGGTAACACCTTTTGCCACAAAAACTGGAGCAATCAATTATTTTGTTATGAGGGACAATAATCATTTTTATGAAGGGTTTATACAGGGCGATTTTCAATTAACAAACAATGTAGCTACTTTAGGCGAAGAAGAAAGAAAATATGAAACAAATATTAATATAAAAGTGTTGGGTTATTTAATAGGAGAGGACAAAAATCAAGAAACACCAAAAATGGTTATTCATGAAAACGCTGTAGAAGTTAAAATTCCTCGCGAGCGGATTATCTTCGGCGATATCCAAGAGCACTTAGACAATCAGGAAAACGCTGTAGATCGTTTGGAAAACGCCCCAGAATTATAAATAAATTTAATAATAATATTTTAGCTTTATAGGAAAACCTATTTTCAAAGAAAGTAATGGATTTTACAATTTCTCATTACTATTTATAGAAGAAAACAGTTTATGTCTTACGAGCCGTAAAGGAGAACTAAAAGAATGTCAGTTAAAAAATTTAGATTTGTTTCACCTGGAATTTTTATCAACGAAATTGATCGATCACAATTACCCGTAGAGCCAGCAAGAATGGGGCCAGTAATTATTGGCCGTTCTGAAAAAGGACCAGGTTTTGAGCCTACTGTTGTGCACTCATTTGCTGAGTTTGTAGAAACTTTTGGAAATCCCGCTCCTGGCAAAGAAGCCACTGATGTTTGGAGAAACGGCAATTATAATGGACCTACTTATGCAGCGTACGCCGCGCAAGCTTATTTAAAGAATAGTAATCCTGTTACATTTATTCGTTTGTTGGGTGATGAACATAGCAACCCAGATACTTGGTCCACATCGGTGATTGGCCAGCATGGTAATGCAGGCTGGAGCACTAAAAATTTAGTTGACAACACCGGCGGAGCCTATGGTTTGTTTGTTATGACTTCTGGTTCAAATAGTGTCAGTGGTGGCGACCACGCCCCGGTAACTGGTACACTTGCTGCAGTTTGGTATTTAAATGAAGGCTACATGTGGCTCTCTGGTACGCTTCGGGGTACCGAAACCGCCGGCGGCACCATCGGTGCTCCAATAGCCGTCTCCGGGTCCTCTGTGTTGCTTGGAAATATTGGAGATAAAGAGTGGAAAGTAATAATCAAGGATGCCTCACACAATGAAGTTCTGCGAACTTCCTTTAATTTTGACCCAGATTCTGATGCTTATATACGCAAAGCTTTTAATACTAATCCACAGTTAGTAAACGATCAAGTTTATAGTACTACTACAAATTATTGGCTAGGGGAGACATTTGAAAGATCAGTACAAGAAAACATCAGCAGTCTTAGTAGTAGTGCCAGCCAAGCTTGGGGCGTCCTTCTTCAATTGGGATCTGGCTCAAGTGAATATAGTAAACATCGTCACGAAGCCATTCCTAGTGAAAGTGGTTGGGTTATTTCACAGGATACCTCTAATGATGCCCCCACCTTTGCTGCCGATAATGATAATCGCGCGATAAGATTATTTAAATTTGTTTCTAGAGGTCAAGGCGGTGAATGGAATCAGAATAACATTAAAATATCCATTGAAGATATTAAACCGGCTAAAAATGATAAAACTTGGCCAATGTTTACTGTTACAATTCGTGCAATAGATGACACAGATAAACAACAAAAAGTTCTTGAAAAATTTCTGAATTGTAATTTAAACCCACGTTCTCCAAATTATATTGCTCGCAAAATTGGGGACAGAGAAACAGTTTGGGACAAGGCGAATAAAGTCTTAAAAGTTGGTGGAAATTATGACCTTAAATCAAAATACGTGAGAGTAAAAACAAGAGAAGAGGTCTACAGCAACACACTTGTGCCATTTGGTTTTTATGGCCCTCCAAGGTATAAAGGATTTGCTTTCTGCAGTGCTTCTGCGGGCGGGGTCGGCACCCTCATGAGAAATCCAACGAAAGCAACAGATTTGCAAGATACTTTTATTAAAGCAGGTGCAGATATGGATCTTGTTGCCACAGGAAGTCGATACGGCGCTTTCTTTAACGCCGGCAACGGCGGCGACGGCATCGCCGGTCCGAAACTCCAAGCAGGTGAAATTTGGGTTGGCACAAACAACTCTTTCTCCGGCGCCTTTAATTTTCCATCGTTATCCCTAAGAAGCGCCGGCAGCAACGGCGGAATTAAAGAGGAGACGAACGCTTATTGGGGAGTAGATACTACGCGGCAGGCCGTTGACGATCTTAGATATGACCCCTGTGTTACAGATTATCTTAAAAACCTTCCAGACCAAACTACTAAAGATTTAGTTGATTTTCATTTAGGGTCTAGCAATTTTAATGCTGAGTGCCAATTTGTATTTACTTTAGACGACATCATGTTAACTAACAACACAGGAGGTGATTTTAAATATGTTAGTGGAAGTCGCCAGGTAGCTGGCACCGCTGATGGAAGCACTCATTCAATTACTGCAATGAGCGGAACCAATTTCTTATTAACTTCTTCAGACGCCGGCGTCAACAAATTCACAATGTTAATGTACGGCGGCTTCGATGGTTTGGATATTGTAGAGCCAGAGCCTTTTAATAATACTCGGGGTCTGGCTTACAGTGACACCGGAGGGCCTGTTACAGAAAAAAGCAGTTATGCTTATTATTCAGTGAATAAAGCTATTGATATTGTGAAAGACGCTGAACGAGTAGAAAGTAACTTGATGGCGATTCCTGGTGTAACAAACCAAGATCTTACAAAAAGACTTGTTAGAGTTGCAGAAGAACGTGGAGATACAATGGCAATCATTGATATTGAAGAAGATTATCTCCCATTCACTGAAAATACCAATGATGCCATGACCAATCAAGGCAATTTAGATGACGCAGTGCGCACCATGAAAGATCGCCGAATTGATTCAAGTTATGGCGCCGCCTACTATCCTTGGGTTCAAGTTCAAGATCCTTTTAACAATAGGATTTTATGGGCACCTCCTTCTGTTGTTGCTTTGGGAGCCATGGCATATAGCGAATCTGTCAAGGACGTATGGTTCGCACCCGCAGGATTTTCAAGAGGCGGGTTAACTG